CATCTGGTAGATTATTAATCATATCCAGGGGCCCGGGCACAACGCCTGATTTCACATCCAATGATGTCAACTTTATCAGTTGATTTATCATTCAGATGATCAATCATACTTCAGCTCACTTCCTTCAATACCGTCCAAAGACAGCTTGAAGGAGGATCTCTAAATCAAACTCTCTTGAATGATCTTTGATTAGGACTCTTACCAATCTATCTATTAACTGAAGCTTCGATAAGATATTATCTTTATCAGAAGCCTGTATAATTAGACCGATAGGTAAGGGACTTAAGTTGACTCCTTCAACAATGAACTTAGAGGCGAACTCCAAAGATTGGAGTTCACTTGGTAGCACAGATTTGATCTCACTAACGCCGACTCCCAACCCTTTGAGTATATCTTTATAAGCTTGAGCTACATCATTTCCGGCGATGACAACGTCATCCCCGAGAATGAGATAGTTCTTGAAGTGTGGTTTACCCACACTTACAGCAGCTAAACGCACAAGTGTGTGATTAGTTGCAGCTAAAGATGCTCAAGAGGTAAAGAGACCTATGCCCTGCCCAACTGTGTATTTAACATAGTCAGGTAGGACTTGGTGACCGACCTTCCCACTTTTAACTGAGTAAGTTATTTTTGACATTAAGTCATATCATAACTTACCAATTCGAGTGTTGTTAAAGATTAATTCAATAACAGCAGCTTGAATAGCTAAAGGAAGACGATCAGTCGCAGCGCTAAGATCAATAGAATGGATTTCTATACGATCTTCTGGTGATAATTTATCATATCAAGAGAATAAAATCTCTTGATGGTAAGTAGCATCAGATGATTTAATAGAACGGAGTCAAAGTATTATTACATCGTGTATAGGTTTGAGAACTCCTTGGAGTATTCAATTACCTATAGCGATATAACGTACTTTGCCTCCACCATTCTGAAATCATGTTACACGACCCATATGAGGGTAAGCGGCTTTGCCGATTTCCTTCAAATGGGTCACTAAGTTAAGCACGGTATCAGAGCCGGAAAGACAACTCTTATAAAGATCTAAGATCGAAGGAAAGGTCAAAGACCAATCTTTCGTTAATAGCTCTTTATGAGGTATCACTCAAGGCAGATTCTGTATTTCAATCCTTAACCTACGAATTGTATAATACAAATCGGAAGTTAACATTGTAATCATATCAATGATGATAGCGAGAGGACCTATTCCATTAGGACCCTTAACCCCTCATATAGACCCAGAAGTAATTCCGGGGCTTAAGAGATGGTCAGGGCCTTTTAGAAA